TTCCAATTTTGTAATAACATCAATATGTTCTTTTCTAAGTGAATTAAAAATAACAACGTCATCAATTCTATTCAAAAATTCAGGGGCAAAGAACTTACTTAATTCTTTTTTAAGAACATCTCTTCTATGTTCTTCTTGCACTGCCTCACTATTCGAACTTTTGAATCCAACACCCGTTCCGAAATCTTGTAATTTTTTAACACCGATATTAGATGTCATAATAATCATAGTGTTTTTGAAATTTATTTTTCTACCCAAAGAATCCGTTACATGTCCGTCATCTAATATTTGTAGTAATGTTGAGAAAATGTCTTTATGTGCCTTTTCTATTTCGTCAAACAAAATTACAGAATAAGGTTTATTTTTAACTTGTTCTGTTAACTGTCCTCCTTCGTCATGACCTACATATCCTGGTGGTGATCCTATCAACTTTGAAATAGTATGTTTTTCTTGATATTCACTCATATCAACTCTTATTAGATTTTCCTCACTTCCAAATATTTCTTTGGCAAGTTGTTTTGCTAAAAATGTCTTACCTACACCGGTGGATCCTAAAAATATAAAAGAACCAATTGGTTTATTTGGATCTTTTATACCAATTCTATTTCTTCTGATGGATTTGGTAATCTTAATTACTGCATCTTCCTGACCTATAACTTTTCCATTTAAATTTTTATCAAGATCAACTAAAGATTTTTTCTCATCCAGGTTAATTTTAGAAACCGGAATTTTAGTCATATTGGAGACTACTTCATAGACTAATTCCTCTCCGATAGGTCTTTTACTATTTTTAAGTTGTTGTTCGAATTTCTTTTTTTCTTCATCCAACAAACCTAAAACTTGTCTTTCTCTATCACGTAACTCCGCCGCTTGTTCGTAATTTTGTTTCTTGATGACTTCCATTTTTTGTTTTTTGATGTCGGATGCCTCTTGTTTAAGATTTTCGATAACCTCAGGAAGTTTGATATCTATTTGCATTCTAGCACCAACCTCATCCAAGATATCGAACGCTTTATCCGGAAACTCTCGATCAGTGATATAACGATCCGCAAGTTCAACAAATAATCGTAAAGTATTATCATCATATGTGACTTTATGATGATCTTCATATTTTAATTTACTTTGTTTCAAAATTTCAAATGTTTCATCTTTAGTGGATGGACTTACAATAATTTTTTGGAATCTCCTGTCTAAAGCACCATCCTTTTCAAAATGTTTTCTATATTCGTCAAGTGTTGTTGCACCAATACACTGAATTTCACCTCTTGAGAGTGCCGGTTTTAAGATGTTGGAGGCATCCAAAGAACCAGAACTATTTCCGGCTCCAACCATGGTGTGAATCTCATCAATAAAAATTATAATATCAGGATTTTGATTAAGTTCCTCGATAATTACTTTCATTCTTTCTTCAAACTGACCACGATATTTGGTACCAGCAACTAATGAATTAATATCCAAGGAAAGAATTCTTTTATCTAAAAGATTTTTGGGACACTCACCCTCTTTTATCAACATCGCGAGACCCTCAACTATTGCTGTTTTTCCCGACCCAGGTTCACCGATAATAATTGGATTATTTTTCTTTCTTCTTGATAGAATTTGTGCAATTCGTAAAATCTCAGACTTTCTTCCAATTACAGGATCCAATTTACCCTGTTCTGCCAACTTCAACAGGTCTTTACTAAAATTATCTAGTACTGGTGTACCTGATTCACTTTTTTTATTTCTTTTCTCGTTTTCATCACCTAACTCAATCATAATTTTTTGTTTTTTTTAAATATAATTTAAAATATTAATAAAGTCCATATTTGTCAATTTGTCACTCAAATAAGAATATAAGTGTCAATATGACACTTTCCACACAATGGAACAATTTTCGAGAACAAAAATAACAAAATAAACCTAAAAATAAAAAAAAATGTTTAAATTATTTTATGATGACTTTTATCAAATGAGTCAAAATTTAAAAAACTTGAATACACCCGAACTTCATCATTCGGAGTCGGGGAGTTATTTTAGTATTGAAGTTCCTGGATATAATAAAGATAACCTTAGTGTTGAGGTCAAGGACAATCATCTTTTAATTAAGGGGGAAAGGGAACTAAATTTTGAGTCCGGATCCCCGGTTTCAAAGTCCACAATTTCAAAAAAATATACAATTGGGGAAAAATATGATCAGGAAAAAATTAAAGCAGATCTTCGAGATGGGATTTTAGAAATATTTTTTCCTTTTAAAAAAGAAAAAGAAAAAAAAGTAATCAATTTACTTAAATAAAAAATATATATCCCAATTATTAAATCCACCTATAGGGTGGATTTTTTTTTTAAAGTTCATATTTTTAAAATAAAAAACATGGCAATACTAAAAGAAATTATTTTGGGTACGAAGATTATTAATGAAATTGAATCTTCAAATTTAGTGAAAACAGAATATGATACAATCACTAAAAAATTAGTTGTAGAATTTAAGAATGGGATAAGGTATGAATATGATGAAGTACCGCACCAACTTTATACTTCATTTAGAAGTGCAAAATCTCATGGAAACTTTTTTAATAAGGAAATATCAAAAACTTTTAAGTACAAAAAATTAACTTAATGAATATTTTGGTATTTATTATTGATGGAAAAAGAATTGCTTAAAAGTTTTATACCAAAAAAAGACCTAAATTCCAAAGTTTGGTATCTCGATAAAAAAGGTTCTAAAACAGATAGTGCGGAAAATTATAAAATACGACCCGAAGTAAGAGAAAAATTATTAGAAATTTCAAATCAATTTATTTCATTTTTGGGAGTTGACGTTGTAATTTCTGATTTAATTATTATCGGATCTTTAGTAAATTACAATTGGTCCGAATATTCCGATATAGATCTTCATGTGGTTGTTGATTATGATCAATTTGCTGAAAACCAAAAGGAACTTTACGTGGAATTTTTTGATCTCAAAAAAGTTATTTTCAATCAAAAACACAATATTAAATTTTTTGGTTATGACGTTGAATGTTTTGTTCAGAGCGAAAAAGAAACAACGTTCAGTAGTGGGGTTTATTCTATATTATTTGACGAATGGATTAGTGTTCCAAAAAAAGAAAGTTCTGACCAAATTGATTTCGAACTTTTGAAGGAAAAATCAAGACAATGGATGTCTATAATTGATGGTGTTTTGGATAATATTGAGGATGAGGACCCAGAGGAAATTAAGGACTTGATTAAAAAATATAAAGAAAAATTAAAAAAGTTCAGGAACTGTGGTCTTGAAAAAGGTGGGGAGATGAGTTTAGAAAATTTAGTTTTCAAAGTTCTTAGGAGAAACGGTTACATTGAAAAACTCTATGATTACCCAACTAAAATGATAGATAAAAAATTGTCCATGAAACAATAATATCTAACATATCCACATAATTATATTTATCGCTATATTTATAAAGAAAAAATTAATCTAAAAAACAAAAAAACATTATGGGAGGATTTAGACCTGTAGGAAGTGAAAAACTTCAAGGAATGGAAAAAATTAATCGTATTATGCAAATTGCACGATACAATGAGAACGTTCCACAAAATGTAAATGAATCAAGTTCTGTCAATTATTCTGTGGAATTAGCGGACGGAAACACATACCAAATTGAAAAAGAAAAAGGTGGTTATGTTATTAAAAGAAAATTAAACGAATCGCATAGTGAATATATATCCCCAATGAAAAATAGGGAATACTTTGGTTCTTACTCAACCGCACTTAAAAAATTAAATTTCATGGCCAAAGAGTTAAACATGGTTAATGAAAATACTGTCGGTACAAACATTTTTGAAAACGAAATTGAGGAACGTCAAAAAAACAAATATTTTTTAAAATATAAAAAATCTGAAATGAGTGAACAAGGAGCACCAACTCCTAAACCAAAACCCCAACCACAAGCACAAGTTCCACCTCCAGTTCCTGCTCCTCCAGCACCCGCACCAGAACCAGCGATGGACACAACACCATCTCCTGAAATGGGAACAGATATGGGAACAGATTTAGGATCAGAAATAGGTACGGAAGAAACAACTGATACCGAAGAAACTGATTTTGATTTTGAAACACCAGAACCGGATAGTTCCGAGATGGGATCAAACGAGGGTGAAGAAGTTGTTACTTATAAATCAATTCAAAAAATGGTTGGTAAATTGACTCAGAAAATTAGACAATTTTCTTCTGAGGATGAAGAAGCAATGACGACAGATAATGTAAAGTGGGTTATTAACTCAGTATTATCTTCTTTGGATTTAACTAAGTTATCTGATGATGATGTTGATGATATCTTAAATAAATTAGAAGGTAATGATGAAGAATCAGATTCTGACGACGAGTTCTCTAGTGAAGAAGGAATTGAAGATACGGAAAATTCAAGAAAAGTACCAGAAGAAGATATGGATTATGACATGTCAAAATTAGGTCTCGATGGTTCGGTGACACCACCAATACCAACTCCCCCCACAGGTGGTGAAATGATGGAAACTATGAATTTGGGTAGTGCAATTGGTAAGTCAGTGTCTATGAAACACCAAGGTGAGATGATGAAAAAAATGGGTGAATTAGATGAATTTGGTGATTTTGAAGTAGATGTGTGTGATCATTGTAATGGTTCAGGTCATGATGAAAAAACAGATGCAATGTGTGATTGGTGTGAAGGTACTGGTGAAAAACAACACATTAAACATGGGGCTAGAAAAAAGAATCGCACATTCGAGAAAAATAGATTCATGGAATCAACTACAGTTGATTCAATAATTTCCAAATATTTTGATAACACAGATAAACAAAAAAATAGAATTCAACAATTATCTGAAAGTGTGTCCCAAGAAAGAAATGCGATTAAATTGATGGAAAAATTCCCACACGCAACATTCATGGGGAAAACTAACAAAAATAATTTAGTTTTTAGGACTAGTAACAGAGAATTTAAAATAACCCCCAAAGGAAATATTTTGTGAATTATTTAATATACATAAATGGACTTGGTCCTAATTTTAAAGGTGACAACATTTATGAATTTATATTTTCAGAAACTAAAGAAGTGTGGGGTGAAAATTGGGAATCTAGACCAGCGAATGGATATCCACATCCACCTGACATTGAATACATTACTAGAGTGGGTGTACTAAATAAGGGGGGAATATCCTTCGATTTAGTTCAAGATTCTGATGTTTTTTCTGTCGTTGATTGTATGGATGGTGTTTTAGCATTGGGTTGGGAAAAAGAAAACGATAATCTTGACTTTTCGATAACAAAAAGACTAGTTTTTCATTTTGGCGAGGAAGAACAACAAATAAAAGATAAACTTTATGAAAGAGACATTGTCTTAGAATTTGAAAAAAAAGTAGTATATGAACATTAAAAATAGTATAAAAATTCTTTTGGAGGGTGGGTTACCTCTGAGTTTTGTTTCCAAGTTAAATGTGAATCAAATAAAACTTTTATCGGAAAAATATTCTAAAAAAGAAAGAAACGAGGTTGAAATAAAAATTGATCCAAAAAATCCTAAAGATGTTGCTTTTGCGAAAAATCAAGGAATCATGGACGATGCCGGTAATGTCAAAACGAATTTGGAAGAAAATGGTATGGAAGACTTAGCAGTGGGTTTAGAGGCATCCGGTAAGATAGATCCCAATACAGCAGTCGCTTTATCAATGGATTCAAATAAAAATGAGGTAACAGAAAAATTCCAATCTAAAGATCAACAAGGTTTATTTTGGGCACGTTGTAACAAGTGTAAAAATAAAAACTGTAAGTGGTGTTCATTAGCAAAAGAATTTTCTAGTAAAACCACTAAAAAAGATTATGAGACAATGCCTCAGAACAAAGATGAGGTTACTGAAAAATTTTTGGAAGATTCGATTGTGGAAATGGTTGAGAGTTATCTTACACCTAAAATGACCAAAAAAGAAATTATGTCTTCGATACAGAATAAAATTGGTAAAAGTCATAAAATGAAAAAACCAATCGGAAAAGTTTTTTCTATGGGTAAAGAAATGTCTGAAACAGATTCTGGACTTGAAAAAAATGATTTCATGTTTGCATTAAATAATGTTTTTAAAAATTTAGGTTATGATGAACGCAAAAATTAGAAGAGCGATTAGAAAAGTGATGTTGGAGGCACCGATGGATTTTGGTGACTATCAAGAAAGACCACACCCAAGATCCCAACAAAAAATTGAAGATCCAGAGGGAATATATGCTAAAAACAAATCATTTAAAAGAGGTATTTCAGATGTTGAGAATTTGGCATCAGAAAGGTTCAAAGAAGTGGTTGATAAAGTAAAAGAATATTATAATATCCAAGGAGATTTCAGAGGGACTACTTTAACTTCCGCAATCATGACTGATTTTCAATCCGCTTTAAGACGAGTCTTATCAATCGAATCTGGAAATAAAGAAAAATTACGTGATTTGGCAGTTGAGATTGCTTCTACATTCCAAGGATGGATGCCGGTTAGACAAGAAGACATCAAGGATGAAAATGGTAACGTAATATTTTATGCGAATGACCCAGTCACTCTCGAACAAGGTTTGGAAGACGGAACTATTGAAAAAATGGACTATGAGGGGGGAAAATTGTATTTGTTACCTGATATTAATCTTTTAACATATTTTGGTTCTGAACAACCCATTTCACCCGAACAATTCCAAATGACACCAAAAGAAAATACACCACTCCCTATACCACCAAATTTTTCTTTCGATATTGATGAGTTAACTCCAGAAGAAAAAAAACAATTAGAAATTGATAAAAGGAATGTAATTAATATTTTCATTGGTGCTGCGGGAAAAAGAGGTCAATTTTACTATCTCTATTACAAAAATCAATTAGACGCAATTAATCCTGAACTTTTTAGTTTATATAATAAAATTATGTCGGCAAATGATTTAATGTATTTTATGAATGAAGATTTAATAGAAATGTTAGGTGGAAATGCCTCTGGTTCGGCGAAAAAATTAAATAATATTAATTTACCAGATTCTGATGATGAGGATGAAGATGAAGATGAACAAGATTCTAGAGAGGGTATCCAAACCTGGGAAGCAAATGGATTAATTTTTCCAATTTTATTACATGAACTTTTTAAGGTTTTTGAAATGCTACCCGCTAGAAGTCAATGGAAAGATATGGATCCCGGAACTGCGACCGATATTATTTCGCAAACTGATACATTACAAAATGAACCCATGAATTTCAGGTTGATGAAATTACAACAAAAACTAAATGTTTTAATACCAACAGAACTAGGAGAACCTCAAGGTTTCAAATATGTTATAGATTTCAAAAAATTGTTTTATGGTATGGAAGTGGAGGCATTTCACAAACTTGTAAATAATATTATGTCTGAAAATCCTTCGGATAATGAACGTGCAAAAAAACAATTTAGAGAATTCTATGATGAAGCGGTAAGAATTTATGATAGTTATGGTCAAAATGATGAAGAAAACGATTACTAAAAGATTTGTCTAAAAAATTTAATAAATAAAAAAACAGGACCCCCTTTTATTTAAAAATAATTAGGGGGTTTTATATTTATAGAAAATGGGTTTATCTAAAGAACAAGTAATGTTAGAATATGCGAAGTGTATGAAAAATACACCTTACGCATTAAGAACGTATTTACAAACTTATGATAATACGGTTTCTCGTTATGTACCATTAGAACTTTTTCCAGATCAGGTATCATTATTGAATGATTATGAGGAATATGAAGAAAATATTGCATTGAAATATAGGCAAGCAGGTGTTTCGACCGTAACCGCGGCTTGGATTTCAAAAAGGTTGGTATTTGCAAAAAAAATACAACCAGAAAAAATTCTGATTATTGCAAACAAACTTGACACTTCACAAGAAATGGCAAATAAAATCAGAGCCTTTATTGACCAATGGCCAAGTTGGGTTGGTGCTGGTTTTGCACCCGAAAAAAATTCACAAAGACATTATAAGTTGGTTAATGGATCTGAAGTTAAGGCAGTTGCAACCTCAAAAGACGCTTTACGTGGTTTTACACCAACTATTCTAGTTTTTGATGAGGCCGCTTTTATCGAGGCCGACAATGATTTCTGGGCTGCGTGTATGGCATCATTATCAACAGGGGGTAAAGTAATTGTTATTTCTACTCCAAATGGATATGATCCAATTTATTACGAAATCTATGATCAGGCATTAAAGGGAATGAATCAATTTAAGATTTCTGAAATGTTCTGGTACAGGGATCCAAGATATACAAAAGACCTTTATCTTGTACCTACAGATGACATTGTTCATTACCTTTTGAATAGAGAAGATTATGATGAGTCAAAAAATATTTCATTTTCCCATGTAAGTGCTTATGAAAGAGACTATGAAGAATTACAACATTTTTTCAGTCAAGGATACAAACCTTGTTCTACATGGTATGAAAAAATGGTCAAAAAACTTAAATATGATAAAAGAAAAATAAACCAAGAATTAAATTGTGAATTTTTAGGTTCTGGGGATAATGTTTTCGACGCACTTCAATTAGACCAAATAAAAAACGATTCATTACAAGAACCCACAACTAAATTAATGGGTAATTCTCTTTGGATTTGGAAAGAACCAATACAAGGACATCGATATATAATGGGTATTGATGTTTCTCGTGGTGATAGTGAAGATTTTTCCTCGATTCAAATAGTTGATTTTGACGATAGAGAACAAGTTTTAGAATACGTTGGAAAAATACCCCCGGACACATTGGCGGAAATAGCATATAAATGGGGCGTTATGTATAGTACTTTTATCGTAGTTGATATTACCGGGGGGATGGGAATCACCACAGTAAGAAAACTTCAAGAATTAGGGTATAAAAATCTATACATAGATGGGGTTGACACTCTCAATCCTTGGTCTTATAATCCAAGAGTCGGAGAAAAAATCCCAGGAATTAATTTTAATTCTAAAAGAGTTCAAATTATTGCGGCATTTGAAGAATCTGTCAGACACAAATTTAAAATTAGAAGTGTTCGACTTTACAATGAAATGAACACCTTTGTATATGTAAATGGAAGACCAGATCATCAAAAAGGTCAACATGACGACTTGATAATGGGAATATCCATGGCACTTTATGTTGGTGAATCGTCGTTTGCAAAATTAGAAAAAGTTACTGAACAAACAAAAGTTATGTTGGAGTCTTGGACAATAAGTTCAAATGATAATGTTTCTAAACAAATGCATTTTGATCCGGCAATTCCTAACATGAACGTCAGTAACGATAGATATAACAGAAATAATAGTGGACCAAGCAGACAAGACTATGAAAAATATGGTTGGTTATTTGGTAAAAATTAATAGATATGGGATTTTACTTAACTCCAAGTTAATCGTGGAAGGTGTGCCCCCATATCCTTCCAAAATATTTCCTCCCGATTTAAAAAAAGATACAAGGGAAAATCGAGTTTATCCCACCCCGACACCCTCATCCACACCAACTCCAACTCCAATACCCTCACCCACACCAACACCCACGAGAGTATAATTTATGTTTAAACTATTGAAATATTTATTTAAGAACTTAACTTTAATACATGGAAAATAATAATAATCAGAATCTGACTCTATGGCAAAGATTGTCCCAAACTCTAGGACCAAATTCTATGTTGAATCAAGATTTACCAACATACAATATTGATAAAAAAACTCTTCTTAGGACAACAGATAAACAAGAATACGAAAGAGAAAAACTTCAAGCACAACAATCTTTATATTTATCCGGTCAATGGACTAAAATTGAAAATAATCTTTATACTCAAGCGGTTTATTACGAACCAACAAGATTAGCCTCATTTTATGATTATGAATCTATGGAGTTTACCCCAGAAATATCAACAGCATTAGATATATATGCGGAAGAATCCACAACAGCAGACCAAGACGGTAGAATCCTACAAATTTATTCCGAGTCCAAAAGGATCAGACAAATACTAACTGACTTGTTCGATAATGCACTGGACATCAATACTAATTTACAAATGTGGACAAGAAACACTTGTA